ATCGTCAGTGATAAGACCTAAGTAAGGGGTATTGCCGATTGTTGCCATTAGTTACACCAGGTAAGAAATAATCGCATCGGCAGATGCAGAAGCGCTTGCGTAAGCTACGAGTTGATCCCCCGCTTCAAGCACCAGTTTTTGATCCCCACCTACAATAACAATAGTTCCTCCGGGTAACACAGTTGCATCTTTTAAAACAAACCCAGACGTGGTATCAGCTTTGTTAAGCTTAACTGATACTGTTATGTTTGCTGCAGCAATGTTGGCAATTGTCAGCCCGATAATTGTATGTGTAGTTCCGCTCGATACAGTCCCGCTCACAGGTGAAGGGCTGGCAGAGATGCCAGAGATGCTAGGCGTTACCAACGATTTAAAGGCCATGTGTTACCCCAGAGCGATAGCAAAAGAAACTACAGCAGCTTCCTGAGCCGCCGAAAGAGTAGCTGGGACCCATTGAGTCCCATCCCACACAATCGCTTGCCCGTTAGTTGGGGAGCCGGTGACCTCGATCTTGTCGGTGTTGAGGTTAGAAAAATTACCATCCACCTCAGCATTGGTCAGCGGCGACCCCTTGTCGCTGCGAAGCGTAAGCGTCGACATTAGGAGACCGTCACCTGCCAGGTGATCGTCATAGCGTCATTGGCGCCTTTGTTAACAACGCTGAACACGGTGCGGCACAACATCGTTCCGCTTGAACTTGCGTTGAACAAACCAGCTTCGACTACTGCACCAGTGCCGGTACCAGCGGGGAACGTAGCAACATAAGTTGCAACCGCATCAGTAGCAGTACCAGACGTGATCGATACACGACCAAGCTCGGAGCCGAGGGCAGTGTCAGCATTGGTAGCAGCAGTACTATTTGCACCAATGGCCATATGGCTCATGATCGTAGAAGCAGTGCCAACCATGCGGGAAGCAATAAACGACTTACCAGTAGTAACAACTAGGTTGTCAATATTTCGCTCTTCCTTAAGCTCTCCGCCATGATCGAAAACACGAACGGTAACTTTTCCTGTTACTTTAAAATTTTCTTGAAACATTTCAATACCCCTATGTAAAGTTTCGGGAAACCCCGACGTAGTCTCCTGCGAAATAAGACTGATCGCAGTAATCTTGAACAACTACTATACCTGTAGATCCTACAGAAATAGCGTCAACAACGGTCTTTGACGTTGATTTTATACTGGATTCTAAGACAAATGCAACGTTAGACACAGACTGTGTAAACACAAACGCAATACCATCCGTAGTATCGGCACCATCATTTATACCAACGCCATCGAACGCTTCTACCAAATACCCAAAATTTAAAGCTTCCGTCATGACCAAAACATCTGAAAAATTGCTGGCTATAGCTAAACGGGCTTCTTCAAGTACTGCTATAGCTTCGACCAAAGTTTTTTTAGGTGCAATAGCTATTTGTTCGTCAACCTGCGTAGTATCTGACGCAAGTCTGCTAAGTTCATACAACAATACTTCTAACGGCGTAACAGAATCTAGTTTAAGTATTTCTACAGCAAAGAACAAAGCATCTAAAACCGGCTGTGACTCTATTTTTATAAGGGACGATATAAAGCTAAGCTCGTCTTGTTGCGTTACAGCGTCATAGTGGGCAGCGGCCAATAGTACATTGACATTACTTAGCAAACTGAAAGCATCTTGAGCCTGTTTGCTTGTTTCTTTTGTAGCGCTGTCTTCAATACTAGAATTGTCATCCAGCTGTTTTAAAGTATTTATAAACGCAGAATCTACATTGGTAATCTGATCTGCTACTAATTTAGCTAACGAAACAGAACTACTATCCTGAACTCCAAACGTATCTACAAACAGCTTTGCCAACAACAGATATTTTTGCTCGGATAAGAAAGCAACATTGCTAAATGAAGCAGAAAAATTAAACTCAAACCCATCTGTAGTATCGGCTTGGTCATTCATACCGACGCCATCTGCTAACACTCGAGAGATAAACAAAGTCAGTAAATCATTAGCAGATGGAGCATCTGATAGACCAGGTGATGGGCTAACCCCAAGGATAGTGTCTGGTACTTCAATCGTGTCAAACAGATTCTGACCGAGGAAACTAAATATATCTAGAACGTCAGCTATGCTAACGGTATCTGCTAGTGTCCTAGAAAAAGCTTTTGCCAGTTGCTCAACCGGTGTTACTTGATCTTCTTCGGTTTTATTGACAAATAAACTAGCTATATCTGCGCTAACAGTAATAATCTCAGACTGCGATTTGCTTACGTCTACTGTATTACTGTCCGTTGCAGAAATAGACTCTATTACACCTTTAGCTGTGTCTATAGCTACAAACTGAGATACCGAGAAAAAGTCTGAGAAAGACTGCCCAAACGCGATTACTAAAGTAAGTACGTCTATCGAACTTACAATATCAATAACGCCTTTGTTTGTTAACTTTCCTGCTATATCCGTAACCGCTGTGGAGTCAACAGTATTCGAGCTAGTTAATGAACCCACCAAAGCAAGATCACCAACAGCAACAAGCTCTAAGAAAATTTTTGCAAAACTAATTACTTTTTCATCTAGTACAACTAATGTATCTCTGGCGTACGGGTTACGAGAGATTGTGCTTGATGTTACTGCAAGTTGAATTTCAATATAATCAATTGCCGCTGCAGGAACTGTATAAGCTACAGAACTTGCAACATCTGCAACAGATACGCTTACCCTAGGACGTATTGCATAAACATCTGCTGCAACCGTAGTCGGGACAGCCGTAATAGGCATTTAGAAACCTGCTCGTAGCTTAAATTTCAGTATGTCGTAAACGGTCTGTATATTACCATTGGGGAAGGTTATATCGATTTCACCTTCATAGTCTCCTGCATCTCCGTTTAGAGACGTGGGATCTGAAGCCCAATAAAACTCGACAATTCCGGCTGAACCGTTTATTACTGTGCCAACTAAAGTAGAACGAACAACACTAGCTCCTAGCTGCCTAAACCTAAGACGGCATGTAGCACCTGTTAGATCAAGAGGAACACCAGAACGTTCGTCTGTAAGAGTACAGACTAAAGAACCTCCGGTATCGCCCTGTACAAGATTAATCTTATCCGCCATTTATGCCTCACGCGATAGGACGCTGTTTAACAGTCAAGTTTATATTACGAACATCTCGTTGTTCTGCTTCAGCTACGCCGCGTTCGTAAAGTTTACGATGCATCTCCGAAAGAGCAAAATCAGTCCACTCTTTTTTAGGGACGCGAGTTAGCCTAGCTATAGCTCCGCTTGCAATTGTTTCTGCCCACGTCTCATAAATCCAATCTTCCACGCCTAAAGCAGTTCTTGAGGGTTTTAAAGATACTCCTACGTTAAGAACGTACCTATCATTCGGCGTTGGAAACAATCTTAAAATGTTCTCATTTACCACCCAATAATGCGTTGGCTGATTTACTTCACTTAAACGATCATGCGGAACTATTCTGTAGTCTGTAGGGGTTAACTTTACGCCATCACAAACAACCCAAAGAACAGACTCAATAACTGCGGTTCCGTCTAGGTCATATTCTGAAATACCATTTACAGTAAAACCTTGGTCTAACTGTTCCCTCCACAACTGAGTACGAGAGCAAAAGTCAGCAGCTACAGCAGCAAGAGTCGCATCCACAGTAACAGTAGGGCAGTTAGCCACATCCGGAAGAATTAACGGATAGAAACTTTGCCAAGTTACTGTGGCCATTTAATACTCCTTACTATCCCTGTGGTCCGGTACGGGTTATAGGTGTAGTCGCTGCGTCAGCTTGATTGCGAACCCCCAAGGCACTTTGCATAGCCTGGAAATGAGCAACCGCACGCTGGGCATTAGCCGCGTACTCTGCATCCTTCGTATAGGCACGGTATAGCATGTAATCCAGAATAACGTTAGCGTAGCTGTCGTCCAGATTAATCGTGTCCGCAGTAGCAATATTTGTCAGTTGTGCCTCCGTCAACGTGTGGGCAGTAGGCACTGAGCTATAAACAACTTCAAGCTGAGCAGCAGAAGTAGCAGGAGGATAAACCAAAAACTCTTTAGGCAGTCGAGGATCAAACATGTAGTGCTGAATATCAATACTTGCAGTTTCGTTGTGCCAATCACGACGCTGATCATCAAGCACACGCCGATCAACAATACGAACAGCCCGTTTAGCAGAAGCACTAGCTAGATTTCGTACTACATCAATAAGGCGAAGTGCAGTAGGGAATGAAGTAGTTAGCCTTTGGCGGCTACCGGCTACACAGGTCATAGTGCCTGTCTGTGTATTAGCATCTGGGCGAGCAAGAACAATCTCACGATACGAGTCGTTAAGCCAATACTGAAGTTCTACAGCAGGCCAACGTGTAGCGGTTGTATCTTGGAGAATTGTCTGAGCCCGAATAATAAGCTCAGATACTTTTACGGTAGCCATGTATTACTCCTGTTCGGTAATAAGCCCAACTTCGTCGGATTTTACCATAGGATCGGATGGTTTACGACCTTTTGGCTTGGTCTCAGCAGGCTGAGCAGGCTGAGCAGCAGCAAGTTTGCGGCCGTCTTCAGTGTAGTCCATGTTATCACCATTAAGCCGACCAACCACAACATAATCTTGGCCCACGCGGACACGCGCATAACCACGCACAATCTCACCGCCAAGCTTCTCAACTAGTTCGTATACAGTCATTTTTATATCCTAAAGAAAATAGGGGGGCCTAAGCCCCCCTACACTACTTACGAAGCGGAACCAACCTGTGCAACAACAAGAGCTTCAGGCTTGATCACTTTGCGGCCATAGATTGCAAGGCCACGAACGATGTCACCGAAGTCCGTCTGGTTACGCAGAGGCTCAGTCTTGCTGACGGTCATTGCGAAAGCAACGGCGTCTTTAGTACCGGCGATCATGGTACGACGAGCTTTAGCGTTGGTAACAGCACCACCAGTGGCGGGATCAGTCAGACCAGCAACAAGGGCTTTACCAGCTGCGCCACGGGGCAGAAGGTTCGACACATAGACCGTGAAGCGATCAAGCATACCGATCTTGCCGGTACGAATGGTGCTGGACTGGTCGCCAGTGAAGTAAGCCTGAGCGATGTTGGACTGCATCAACAGGTGACGGTCGAAGGGGGTCATGATGAGGAAACGACCATCTTCGGGAACGTTCTGCTCGTCAAGAACAGAAGACATACGCAGGATAGCGTTCAGCACGTTAGCCGGAGTAGCCTGATCCACAGGAGTGGTGTCAGTACCCAGGTTGTACGCAGCAGAGATCGAACCAGCGGTTGCGCCTTCGTTAGCAGCAACAGGACCCTCGGTCACGAAAGAGTTAAAGAACACTTCGTTTTCGATAGAGATCTTGAGTTGCTTAGCAGCGTCCTCAGTGAACATGTTCATGAGGTCCATGTCGGACTGATAGCCCAGAACGTCGCTGACCTGCACGCCGAAGTACTTACCCTTGTTGATCTGCATGTCTGCAAAAATGGGGGTGGGAACTTCATAGCTCAGGTTGGAGCCAACGGTGTAGTCAGAAATGTTGATGCTAGGAGCGGTACGAATACGGACCGTATCGCCTTGGTTCTTCAGCTCGCCTTCCCAAGAAGTGTTGGTAACTTCAGAGAGAATGGTGTTCTGATAGAACTTAGCATTGAGCTTTCCAGACCACAGTGTGGGGATAAAAGCACCAGAGTACGACGGGTTGGTGTCAAACGCACCGGAACCTACAACGGGATAAACAGCAGCCATTTTGGCCTCCTATAAAAAGAAAAGTTGGTTTGGATTGGCCGCTGTCCATGGT